CATGCAGTACTTTCCGGCCGCGCGGCAGGCGGCGACGATGCGCGTGATGGCCGCCTGAAATTCCGGCGCGTCGAACTGCCCCGGCATGCCCATCGAGATCGACAGGTCGAACGGGCCGACGAAGATGCCGTCTACGCCGTCCGCGGCGCAGATGTCCTCGATGATATCGAGCGCCTCGGCGGTCTCGCACTGCGGGAAGAGCAGGGTCTCACCGTTGAAGTGGCGCATGGTCTCTGGCACGGAGCCGAGCCCGTCAAAGCCCCAGCCGTCCTTGCGCGACGGGCAGAAGCCCCGCTGGCCGATGGGGTAATATTTCGCGTAGTTCACGAGCTCCTGCACCTGCTCGAGCGTCTTGACGTTCGGCACGATCAGGCCCTGCACGCCGACGTCGAGCAGCTTGAGCACGGCGGGGCGGCTGATCTCGCGCACGCGCGCGAGCGGGCAGATGCCGCTCAGCTCGGCGGCGCGCACGAGCGCGGCGGTGGTCTCGGCCTCGATGGGGGAGTGCTCGTTGTCGATGATGGCAAAGTCGAGCCCCGTGCGGCCGAGGCATTCCATGAGGCTCACGCTGGCGGTGTCAAAAAAGGTGCCGATCGGCTGCGCGCCGGCGGCAAGTTTCTGTTTGAGTGTGTTTTCCATGCGGATTCCTCCTTATCTTGTCTCGATGCCCCGATTATACTTGCATTTTGGCGGGATGGCAAGCACCATGCGCGCACGTTTGCGCCCGCCGCCGCATAGGGAATAGCGGGACAAGAGGTGAGGGCATGGAACTCGGCATTGCATCCGTGGCGGCGATCACGGCTGTCACGTACCTGATCGGGATGGCGGTCGGCATCGCGCCCGGCTGGGCGGCGACCGGCGTGCACCAAAGCGTGAAGCAGCTGACAAAACAGAAGTAGCTGCGCCAACACGCCGGGGGGTGCGCGCGTCGGCGTGTTGCTGCATGTGCGGATGTGTGTTATGATAGGGCCATCGAATGGATTTGGCGAGGTGACAAATGCGCGTGGAAGAATACGATCTCTGCTTTTCGCCGCCGCTGCCGCCTACGGTCTGGGGCGAGCTCAGCCTCTGCTTTGATGTGGATTTCCCAATCGACACGGTTTCTTCCATCCTTGGTGTGCAGCCGACAGAGGCCAAACGGCAGCGGGCGTGCCGGTGGAATGCATATGCGGGCACGCAGAACCCGGGATACTGGACGATCACGTTTGACAAGACCGATACTTTTGATGGTGACGTCGTCCAGCGGGCGATGCATACTTTTATCGCAGAACACGAGCGGGCACTGCGTCAGGTCCTGGAGCAGTTTCAGCCGTGTACGGCGCTCTTGACGATTTATGCTGTGGTGCATCAGGACGGAGAATATCCGTCCATTCGGCTAAACCCGTATTTTCTGCAGGATGCCTGCCGGCTCAATGCGAGCGTGGATATCATTGTAGATAATGATTATGTGCGCGCAGAGCCGGACAATGGCGATAGCGCAGTATAGCAGCCAGAAAAAAGCTCCCCCGCCTACAGGCGGGGGAGTTTTGCGTGCGCCCATGGGGCTGCTCCTTCGGGCGCGGAACGCTTCTATCGGATCGGAAAGCCGCTCACGGCGTCGGCGCGTGCTCCTGCTTTGTGCCGCAGGTCTGCGAGATGATGTAGCGCGGACGCCCCTGGCACTCCACATAGATCCGGGAGATGTAAAACCCGATGATGCCGAGGCTGATCATCAGAATACTGCTGAAAAACAGCAGCAGGAGAATGACGGTCGTAAAGCCGCTGAGCGCGATGCCGGCGATTTTCTGATACAGGGAAATGCAGCCGAAGACAATGGAGACCAGCAGCGTCAGCACGCCGAGGAAGGTGACGATCTGCATGGGCGCGGTGGAAAAAGCGGCGATGTTGGTCAGCGCGTAGCGGATCAGCCGCCGCGTCGACCACTTGGATTCGCCGACCGTCCGCTCCTGCACACAGTAGGAGACGGTCGCTTTTCGATAGCCGACCCAGTAGGACAGGGCACGGAAAAACACATTCCGTTCCGGCAGCGCGTTGAGCGTGTCCACGACCTTGCGGTCGAGCAGCTTGAAGTCAGAGGAGTGGGACATATCCATCCCGGCGGCGTCGCTGATGAGTTTATAAAAGCTCTTGGCGGCAAAGCGGTGGGCGGCGCTTTCTCTGCCGCGATCCTCCTTGACGCCCTCGACGACCTCGTACCCCTGCTGCCAGAGGTGATACATCTCCACGACCTTTTCCGGCGGGTGCTGCAGGTCACAGTCCATGACCACGCAGCAGTCGCCGGTGGCCTTGGCCAGCCCGGCGAACATGGCGGCCTCTTTGCCGAAGTTCCGGCTGAAATGGATGCCGAGGATGTGCGGATCTTCCTGCGCCTGCGCGCAGATGACATCCCAGGTCTTGTCCCGCGAGCCGTCGTCGACGAATACCAGCTCGTAGGGAATCTCCGTACCCATCGTCTCGGCGAGCGTCCGGACGGTGATCGGGATCATTTGTTCTTCATTGTAAGCCGGCAGGATAATCGAGAGCATATATTTTCTCCTTTCGGACTGCCTGTGCGTGATGGCACTGCGCTTGCGCGGTTTTGCGTGGATCTGGGCCTTTCTGTCATAAAATGAAAGAGGCCTCTAAAAGATTACATGATTCGCAGGACAAAGTCAATGGCTGCGGCAGCATTTCCGGGCGGCACCGTATGAAATGGGGGGCGGGTGCTTTGCCGGGGATAAACTTCGACTCCCCGGGAGCGACCGGAAAAAAATTCTCCCGCCGAAAGGCGAGAGAATTTTTTTGGTGCTCCAGCGGGGATTCGAACCCCAATAGAATCACGTGTTTTCAGTACTTATCACTTTCTGACAACACTTTTGACAACTTTCTGCTGCGTTTTACGTACCGGTTGACCTTGTTGTGTACCTGCTGTTTACGCTTGTCCTCAAGGTCGGTGTAGATATCCTGCGTCATTGCGATGGTAGAGTGCCCGAGCAGATACTGCGCATCCTTGACATCGATATTCGCGCTGTGCAGCATGGATGCATATGCGTGCCGGAGTTGATGCGCAGTCGATTGGATGCCATGGCTCTGCTGGTATTTTTTTAGGCCGGATTCCAGCTCCGTCTTTGTCGGCAAGCCGCCCGGGAAGAAGATGAATGTCTCCGGGTCGTCATAGTGCGGAAGGATCTCGACGACGTTATCCGGCAGGTCGAGGTAGCGCACGCCGGCTTCGGTCTTAGGGGATTTGAGAACCGGCTTTCGCGTGTCAGAATATGCAACGGCACGCGCGACGCACGCAGTCCGCGTAGTGAGGTCAATATCTTTTTGCTTCAGCGCGGCAGCCTCACCGCGTCTGGCACCAGTGTACAGCATAAAATACGACATCCGCGCAAACAAACTTTCGGTTTTCGATTCCTCGATTTTTTTCAGGTCGTCCGGCGGCGTTGGCTTTCTGGGGACGCGCTGGTTGCCCTTCGGTGTCGGGATGCCAATACAGGGGTTCGCGTCGATGTCCGCACAGAGAAAGGCATGGTTCAGGATCTGCCGTATCACAGATTTTGTGTTGTTGATGACCTTTTGCGAGTAGCCACGCGCGGCGAAGCGCTGCAGGAAGACGACGATCTGGTGACCGGTGATGTCCGTGACATACTGGTCGCCGAAAGCGTCCACAGCGCGATTCTTTGCTGTTCTGTAACCGCATACGGTGTTTGGAGACAAGCGCGGTTCGCACTGCTCCCACCAGTCATCGGCGACGGCCTCGAATGTCCGGCCCTTGCTAGCAGCCTCGTTTGCGTGCTTTTCGCACTCACGGATATAGTCATCACGCTTTTGTTCGACTTCTTTGTCGGTTTTCCCATAGAAATACTTTCGCTCGCCATTGATGGTGTCAGACAAGACAATGCGTCCGTCTTTGCGCAGCGTGTATTTTGTCCTTTTTCTTGCCATGGGCGTCCTCCTATGGTATCATAAAAGGGTAGACAGCTCCCTTTATTGACGTATTGGTGGTTTTCTGCTCTGACCGTCCTGGTGTTGCAGCACCGGGGCGGTTTTTATTATACAAGAGAATATTCTTGCTTGCCTTGCTCAGATTTGCTTGCATTTTGTGCATTGCTCCGCATGATTTGCGCCCAATTGTCCGGGAAACTGATATGCTTCAAGAGGACGTACTTATGCGCTGATATTGCGCGCGAAAGGTCAGAAATAAAGGCCTCTTTTTTCTCTTCGGGCAAGAGTATGTAAATCGCATATGCGTATCCCCAAAATGTACTCTCATTCCCTGCGAGTGCATCCGGGAGACGAATTTTGGGGGAAAGAAAGCGATTATAGAACCTGCCGCCATGCGCAGCAATATTTCGCGCGACGACTGCACATTGGATCCAGCTTTCGATATATTCTCTGGATGGAATGTTATAGAAGTCCCTAGCCATCCTGTTCCGGTCTTCGCTTACCATGTTTTTGTAGAACTTCGATACTTGCCCAAATGACATGAGTTCTGTAGCGACCCACACAGGGAAAATGTTTCCTTTGCAGTCTTTGTGGTGCCGTACAAAAAGCTCGCTTCTTCTGGCGGACTTATCTTTACACAGCTCGTACATCATTCCACTGTGCCTATCGATATCCTCAAAATTTTCATAATTCATATACCCAAGAGGACCATATTTTTGAGCATGATAATAGGCAATATAGGCTTTCAAGTTCGTTTCGATTGTTGACGTTGCCGATAAGACAATTTCCCTGAGATCAACGTCGAATTGGTAAACATCAACTATGTTTTCGAAAGTTGTGTTTGGATAGAACACGTCGTCTGTGGGATCCCCCTGCTTTTTCACCATTGTCAACCAATAGCCGCTCAAGCGGTAGTAATTTTCAGAACGAAGTACTCTTTTTGCGTACTCCTCATCGTCAATGATTAGCCCACGCGCCCTAAGTATATCTATCTGCTGCTGATATGTGCGAAAAGGCTTCACGAATTCAACATAGTTCATATTTATCCCCTAAAAAGCAAATAACCCGCCATGATACGCATAGGTGCTTTCGCATCCAGAGGCTTGGCGGGTTCCGTTGCTTTTATTTTAAACCGAAACACGCAAAAAAGCAACCACTAGATATAGAACGTTACCGGAAGAACAATCACAAAATGCGGATTGTTAATGAAGCGTTGCACCGGGGCAATTCTTATTTGATATCCGGTACCGTGGGAATTGCATCTTCACCTGGCAGGACGGCGCTGCAAAGCGTTTCGATAGCGCGTGCAAGCTCTTTGGCCTTGTCGGCGCTCATAATAAGAGAGGCGACAGGCTCCTTTGTGACTTTGTCGAGTTTACCTGTGCCGTCGAAACTGGGACACTGTTGTGCGAAGCAAAGCACAAATTCGTTGCCATTTCCGCTGAGAGCACAGCTAAAGCCGTTTGCGTACTGATACATAGCTACCTCCATTATTACATTTGCATCAATTCATCCGCGTCATCCAGAGTTTTAAACTCTGCGACTTCGGAAGATTCAGTGTGCCATTCGCACGGTCTGTAATCGTCAAAACGAAAGATTTGCCCCTGATTATAGTGCGGCGGAGCAGTAGTGACAAACGGGCATTGCATTGGAATTTGCAGCTTATCAGCGATCTGGGAAAGTGTATTGAGCGTGAAGTTTGTCTCGCCCTTCTCCCATTTTGACACGGTGCTTTGAGACACGCCCATATAGTCGGCGAATTCTTTTTGATTCATGTGGAGATCAAAGCGTTTTTTGCAAATCTCCGCGGCGATTGCTCCCTGCAGTCCTGCGAGCATGATTGCGGCCGGGGACATGGATTTTGAAAGCGCATCCAGTAGTGCGTAGGTGTTAGGCGTTTTCATTGTTATCTCCCTTTCTGGCTTCTTCGAGGCGTGCTTTTGCTGGCTCGATATACTTGGTGTAGTCGGTCTTCCGCTTTCCTCCTCGCTCGTAGAAGGATAACAAAAGAATCGGCTGTTGGTTTTGCAGGAACGAATATAGCACTCGTATGTTGTACCCGTTGCCTGTAAGATGCATACTGAACAGGCCGTTGCCGATGGATTCAAACTCTTTAGACTGTACTGCTTGCGCACCGAACATGGACAGCATTTTTAACTGCCGGATGAGTGTAGCAAAAAGCTTTTCTTCAATACCGGTTTCGGCAATCAGCTCGACCAACTCTTGATAAAATTCACGAGTATACAGAAGTTCACCGAGTATTCTGCATAGCCAGGATAGCACTTCTTCTCTTTTCATTCTATGTACCTCAGCGCAATAATATTACTTTTAGAGAATAATATCAATAGAAATGATAAAAAAATTCGCGGATAGAATAAAATGTTTACATTTTTGGCGTAGATTTGACTTACGGCACTTTCATTCTCTTTTGGAAAGGAAATGCCGTCTGTCCAGCTCCTTCAGCTCATCGGCGGTGTAGTTTGTGCCGAACCGGCGATTAATGAGGCCGCGCGTGAGGCCCCAATTCCATCCGTATTTGTGGATCATGCGGTACATGATGCTATAGATTTCTGCCTGCATGCGTGTCCCCTCCCAAAAACGAAATACCTTCAATTCCGCCCGGGCGCACAGCACCCGGGCGGTTGTAATTATTTCGACTTTTCGAGGCGCACTGTTTTGGTGGTGCCGAGAGCCGATGCCTCGTAGCTGATCTCGCCTTTTTCATATGTGAACGTCTTGGTATCAGCGCTGGACGCCAACAGGGCAGAGCTGGTTTTCTCTTTATCGTTCGCAGATTCCCATGTATAGGGTTCATCGGCCGTTTCCGGAGCAACGAATGTTCCAGCCCAATATAGGGACTTGGACTCGCTATCTGTGTTGACCCAGTAGATTTCGATCGTGTCGCCGCTGATGGTGGCCGCCTGGTAGCTTTCCTTCGAGTCCGAGTTTGACTGCACCCATTCACCCGTCAAATCTGGGGGAGTGGCGACTTCAGGCGTCTTTGTGTCGCCACCGTTCTGGCTGCCGCACGCCGTCAGGCACAAGACCAGAAGCACGGCTGCGATGATGGACAATAGGCGGCTTTTTGCGAATGTTTTTTTCATAGACATTCTTCCTCTCGTTTTTCTCACCGTTAGGCGGATAATGTACGATAAAAGGGACTGTGCCGTGCCGCCGCCCCTGCGCATAATAAGCGTGCAAGCACATATGATGACAGACTCGAAGGGTTATACATTCTTGTTAATGCCGTAAAAAATCTTGCCTCGGTGCAGGTTGCGCTTGTAGTAGCAGCGCGTGGATAGCTCTTGATCTGGATTTACGCACTTGCCAGCATCGCTGCATGCCTCGTAGCGAGAGCAGCAACCGAAATCTGTGGGCAGCGCATCGATCATATCATTGAGAATTGCGGAGAGTAGCGGTGCATAGCCGACGATCGATTCCGCATTGGTGAGAGGCAGGCGCACATAATACGGATCCGACTTGAGGTGAGATGAGTCAATATCCGCTGGAATCATTTGTTCGTATTTGATTGGGATAGCTGCATAGCTTTGCCTGCCACGGATGCTGATGCGGCACACAAGATTGTTTTCGCTCCCAAGGTATAAGGAACTGTATTGTGCGCCGTCGGCCTTGAAAATAAGCATGTCCGCGGGCGTAGTCGCGTTGCGCATTGTCTCGATGAGTGCCGGCTCAATCAGCTTATATGCTGCGGTTTCAGCCGATATCTCATCCAACATATCCAGAGTGATTTGCTCTATCATACTGTTGCCCCCATATCCGCGAGCTCCAAAAACTCGCGCTCATTGATGATTTGTATTTGCGCTTGCCCATTACTGTTGAGCTCGTGCGCCTTGAGTTCTTTTGTGCTGTGTCCGCTTGCACCGACGGCATCCGGATCTTGCTCGCCGAGGACTAGATAATGTACTTTTTTGGACACGGATGATTTAACGGTTGCGCCGCAGTTTACGGCAATCTGCATCGCTTTTCTGCGGTCGATGCTGAGTTCGCCGGTAAAGACAACGTTTTTGCCATAGAGGCGATTGCATTTGTCGATTGTGCAAACTGTTGGTGAGATGTCGCGTGGCTGAGGCGCATTTGAATATTTCTTATAGTACGACGGCTCGTGTGCTGGTTTGCGCACCGGCTCATGCGCTGGAATAACATTAGCGTAATGATGGAGGCCTATGTCTGGAGAGGTCGCAAGGTATTCCCAGACGGACAAGCAGCGACTGTTTTGAATTCCTGCGACGGCAATCATTGCGCATACCTGCGCATCGTCAAGTGCGTTGTGATGCTGCCCAAGCTGGATGTGTAGCACATCAGCACAGTGATCTAGCCTAACCTTAGCGATGCCGAGAGAATGAGCAACGTCCAAAGTGTCAACGTATATAAAGTCAGCAATCTCGTAGCTCAAAGACTGCAGCAGAACTGTCATGTCAAATTGGGCGTTATGCGCAAAAACGGGCGTGTGCAGTGAAAACATACTGGAGATATCAGGCCAAAGCTCGTCCAGCGTTTTGGCATTTGCAACATCATTGTCCGTAATGCCGTGCACAGAAATATTGTAAGGATCAAATCCGGCCACGCGCGGCTTGATGAGTGAGTAATATGTATCAACGATACGCTGGCCGGACACGGCTGCAATGCCAACAGAGCAGGCGCTTCCGCGGCTCGCATTGGCCGTCTCAAAGTCAATAGCTAAAAAATCGTAGCTCATATTCAACTTCCATCTTTCTTTTGCGTTGGTTTTATCGTAAGGAGATATAAAGCAATTTTATCATTTTATGGCTTGAATGTCTATTCTTTCTTTGATGTACGATATAAGGGACTGTGCTACACCGCCGCCCCTGCGCATAATAAGCGCGGAGGCGATGGAAGTGAACTATCAAGACTACAAAGACGCGCGCGATGCATCGTGGCGCATCCTGATCGACTGCAAGGTGACAGAGCTGCCGGTCAGGATCAGCGGCGTGTGCCGCGCACTGGGCGTGTCCGTGCGGAGGTATACGCCGGCCGAGCGGGACAGCAACGACGGCATGTCCACCGTCATCGGCGGTGCGCCGACGATCATGGTGTCCAGCCTGGCGATCCCGGCGCGGCAGCGCTTTACCTGCGCACACGAGCTGGGGCACATCATCCTCGGCCACGTCGGCCGGTATGACCTCGTGTGCCGAGAGCCGGATCCGGGCGACAATCCCATCGAGCAGGCGGCCAATGTGTTTGCATCTAGGCTGTTAGCGCCAGCGTGCGTGTTGTGGGGCTGCGGCGTGCAGTCAGCAGTGGACATCGAGCAGCTGTGCGACATCAGCCGAGCGGCTGCCGATTTCAGGTGGAGCAGGATGCAGGAGCTGTACCGGCGGCAGCGCTTCTTAACCTCGCCGTTCGAGCGGCTGGTATACGATCAGTTTGCAGATTATATCAAAGGTCATCGGCTTCCGGGAGCTGATCGATGAGCGTTTTCAGAGCGGCGACTTGTTCGTCGCTCAAATTCTTTTCAATGAAGCTGCCGTCGCGGCCGGCGATTTTCACCACGTTCCTGCAGTTGGATGACTTGGACGATGTCTCCGAATTGTAGCAGTTACTATCCGGGTCGGCAAATTCGTTGAGATCTATATTATAGTGCGCACAAAGAAGTTGCAGAGCCTTCATGCGGGGTTCTTTTTCTCCGCTCTCCCATGTTGACACTGCTTTTCCGGAAACACCGGCGATCTTTCCAAACTGTTCTTGCGTGAGATCGTTATCAGCGCGCAATCTACGTATTTTTTCGCTTATTTTCATTTTGCACCGCCTTGTTATGATTACGCCATGAATATACCACCGAAGTAGCAAAAAAGCAACATTCTTTTCTACTTTTAGAACTTTTCGCTTGACATTCTACCAAAGTAGAATTATAATCGCGATGAAAGGAGGCGGATAGCCGTGGAAGAACGCCGAATGTTTACCATTGAGCAGGCCAGAAAATACGCCGGAATGACGCAAGAGGAAATGGCGAAAAATATCGGTATTTCAAGGTCTGCGTACATTAGAATAGAAAAGGATGCTGGTATTGCGCGCGTCAGTACTATTAAACGCATTTCGCAATGCACCGGCATCCCGATTTCAGATTTTATTTTGCAATAAAATTCTACTATGGTAGAATTCAGAATTTATTAGATTGATTGGAGGTGAACCAAATGAACTATTCCGATGTCGCAGAAATGGGCAAAGACGCACGCGAGAGACTGTTTCCGGTGGGAATCATGCTGGGGTTTCCGTTTGACCCAAACCGGGCGGATGATATGCCGGGGGAATGGGAGCGGGTGTCAACGATCTGGCGGCGCGTGAAATGATATCTCGCGGAGGACGGCGACTGGGAGCGGGAGAAGGAGCTCCGGAAGTGGAGCGGCTGAAAACGCGCCATTCCAATAGCAAGCAAGGTTATCCTGAATCTTCTGAGCCCGCTTGCACAGATCTGGCAGCGCCTCAGGCAGGAAAGGGTCATTCGTGGCTGAAAGATTCAGGAATGCAGCGTCCAGTTTCGGAGCGTCACCAGAATAGGACACTTCAAAAACTCTAGCGTTTTCCGTGCGGCCGAGGACATCCAGCCACGCAAGAAGTTCCTCTTGGCTGGAAACGCCGTAAAACGATGACAACCGGGACGGCAGGTGCGGGAAATTGGATTTCCTGATGTGTTCAGCCTGAATTTCAATGTTGTACATGTTGAGACAAGAGAACGCAGAAGTATCCAAAATGCCAAGGCCAAGCTGTTCGGGGACACGAGAAACAGACGCTCCCCAATTTGACAAATAGGGTAGGCCGAAAGTGTTTTCGCAGACGATCTTATCAATTGTCATTCCGGGGGAAAGCCGCCCGAGCCGGTCGAGATGATAGGCAATCATGAAGAGCACAACCTTTCTTCCTTTATTGGCATTTCGATTCTAACATAATTTTCCGGAGCGGGCAACTCAAATCAACACACTTGATTGGAGGTGAGGACATGTACACCCTGCAAGAGATGATCCGCACGGCCGTGCAGTGGTTTGCGATCGGGTTTGCACTCAGCAATGTGATCTTTGTGTGCCTTCTGGATTCCGGTGAAAAGCACAGGCCCAAGTGGTGGAAGAAGGGCGACCGCTCCGATGAGTGGCTCTATGGCGATTCACGTAAACGCAGAGACAAGCACAGAGGCAATCGAGACGACAAGTGAGGCGGTTCAATGAAAGAGCTTGATAACCAAGTCAACAAGCCCAGACCAATGTTCGACCATGATGCCGAGGAAAAACGTTACAAACGGTACAAGTATGTTTGCTACGGACAGCTTGTTTTGAAAGGACTGCTGTTTTTTGCGCTCGGCCTTTTCGTCGAGTTCCTGATTCATGGCGGCTAAAGCCAGCCGGCCTTCGTCGGTGATGGAAATGGTATCTGCTTTCATACCGCTGACGGTTACGAGCTGGGGAACGTGATGCCACAGCCCGCGAGCGGCTGCTTCGATGTCTGTTGCCGATTCTCCGGTTTCAAGCTGGAAGTCGCCCAGATTCAGACTGTCGCACTGGGAGCTCAGACGCGAGAGTATTTCATATTGCAATTCAAGAATATCCATAAAAATTCCTCCTTCGCTGTGATTCTACCACGTGCGAGGAGGAACAGGCAAGAAAAGGAGAGAGGTACATATGAAACCGGAAGATCCTATGGCAAGGATGCGTGAAGCGCACCGCGAGTCCTACGAGCGCAAGCTGTGGATCATTGATCACTCCTGCTCTCAGTTGATTGTGAGCTGTCTTGTGAGCGTGTTCGGGACGCTCCTGACGCTGTACCTTATGGGCAGACTTTGAAGAGAAGCAGCTGCGTCAAGATCGTGCCGAGCACAGAGACAGCGAGCGGGGCAAGCACGGACTGCGCGAAGAGTTTCAGCGCTCCGCGGAGCGATACCTCGTGATAATGCCACCCCATATCCGTCAACTGGAAGAGCTCACCGGCAGAATCACAGAATGTCAGATACCCAAGATCGCGCAAGCTCAACAGCATCGACCGGATCGAATTCGAGTATTTCTCGACGTTTATATCTTTAACGGGCTGGTTGCCAATGCGGAATGTGCTGATGACAAAGAACCCGTCGTAAGACACCATGCGGCTCTGGTCAATCTGTGCTTTGCGCAGCAGCCGGAGAAATTTGGCCGTTTTGAATGGAAGTATTGCGTAATCCATAGGAAGCACCATCCTTATACAGAATTCTACATACAGTATACCGAAAAGTGGAGAATTTGACAATGAAACGACTTTGGAAGGAGAGAGGTACATATGCCGCGAGAAAAAGAAACCTTCCGGCTTGAGCTGGAGGAAATCTTGAAGTTCACCGGCGGCCGCCGGGTGCTGACGGTGACAGACGTCAGCAATTATACAGGGCAAAGCCGACGGGTGTGCCGCGAGCGGTACAACGTCAGCGGGAAAGAGGGCATCAGCGCCGTGGCGCTCGCCCAGATGCTGGCCAGATAGGTCAAGAGAAAGGAGAAACCAATGAAAGCAACAGGAATCGTCAGAAAGATCGACGAGCTCGGCCGCATCACGCTCCCGAGGGAGCTGCGCCGGACGCTCGATCTCCAGGAGAAAGACCCTGTCGAGATCTACACGGACGGGAAAGGCATCATCCTGCGCAAGTACGCGCCTGGTTGCGCGTTCTGCGGCAGCGTGAACGACATCCGGTACATTCACAGCACGCCGGTGTGCAATATCTGCGCGAACAACATGCAGATGCTGTACCGCACGGCAGAAGGCGGTGACGACGAATGAAGGTGTTCGGAGATCCGCGTGCCAAGGCGAAGGTGCGCAGATACGTCATCTGGGGCGTCGAGGACGGCATCGTCTGCGCCTCCTTCATCGCCGGCAT